TCACGAGACGAGGCCGTATCTTTCGCTTTCTCCTTCATGCTCGGGATTTCCCTGTTGTTGCAAGGTCGACCGTGTCCTCCTGGTGTAGTCGGCTCTCTCAAACGCTTAGCAATAAACGTAATTGAGAGCGGTGACTTACTGGGATTTATCGACTGCCTGTCGGAAGTCCGAAAGCAGCTCTGCTTAACCGGACATTACGACAGGACCCTTTTTAAAGGGATCACCAGCCGATGGTTGAAGGGGACGCTCACTGCACTTGAACATGCGGTGGACGTCAACCTCTGTGTACATCCATCTCGGACGTTCGACGACGTCGTAGCCTTCTGTGGTTGGCTTAAACGTCTACCTGTATGCGTTCGACCCATCGATGATGCGGTCGCCGCTTACCGGACGAACGAGTCGAGATTATCGTCGATTAATCTCGACGATAATGCGTATGTGCCTCAGCTACGGGAGATTTGGGTGGAATGGTTCCGGAAATTCCGGCTGTTCCCTCCGTTTCTCCCGCGACACGGATCAGGGTCGACTGCTGACGCTGGCAGGTGTCTCCGTGATAAATGGAGATCCCTCACAGCGGATACAGTCGCCGACGTCTGTCTTCGTTACCCTTCTTTGGAGAAGATCATCGACTTCCCAGTCGCTCGCGATTGTTTGCGGACGGCTAAGGTCGTCTTTGTTCCTAAGCAGGCGGGCAAGGACCGTACGATATGTATGGAACCTGCCTGGTTGCAATACCTCCAACAAGGGGTAGCAGGTCAATTAGTTCGCTTCTCGCATTCAGCCCACCACCCACTATCGCGGATAATTAATGTCTCTAATCAAGACATTAATCGTCGGCTATGTGGTGATGCTTGGTTGAAAGAGTTAGCGACTATCGACCTGGCGGACGCGTCTGATAGTGTATCCTTTGATCTCATCAAGCGTCTTACGTATAAACTCCCCTTGGCGCGATATTATTACGCGACAAGATCTTCCCACGTTTCTATACAAGGGAAGACGGAGCCCATATGTAAGTTCGCTCCCATGGGGTCGGCGCTTTGCTTCATCACGGAATGCTTTGTATTTGCATCGGTGGTGGAGCTCGCGTTTAGGCTACGCTTCGGCAGTGCCAGTAGGGGACACCATTCTGGTGTCTCTGTCTACGGCGA